GGAGCTGGTGCTGGTGTCACGCAAGTCCAAGGTTGACGAGCGGGTCGCCTCGCTCTCGGCTGGCAAGGCTCGTAGCCGTAATGCCACGGGTCGGGATGGTGCAGCTATGCACGGGTACAAGGCCGGACAGAATGCCAACACCGGAGGCAAGTCCATGACACAGGGACGCGGGATCAGCGCCTAAAAGTTAGATTTGGTATTTGTTGAGGTGGAGTGTATTGTTCTAAGTAGCAAGAACACTCCACCACAAGCAAGGGACACAAAATGACTCGCTCCACAGAAATCGCAACGGCACGCAAGGTTGACACCGAGGTCGCTCGCCTCTGGGACGAGTTCCACAAGGTCAACGACGTCATCAATGAGTACTACCGCAAGATCGAGCGCACTCGCAAGGCCAGCGTCTACTCCGAGGCCCGCCGACTGGCACTCGTTGCCGACTTCCAGGACTACATCGAGATCCTGACCCCCAAGGCACACGTCCTCCGTATGGCCGCTCGCGACTACGACGAGGCCAACTACAAGGGATGGACCCGCTTCTTCTTCGTGCAGCACATCCACAACACTCAGCACTGCTCCAGCTTCCGTCCCACGACCCGCATCATGTGGCTTCCCACGGTATCCGGCCTGACCGAGGTTGAGGCAGTCAAGGAACACGGGAAGACCCTTTGCACCATCTGCTTCCCGTCGGCACCTACCGAGCTGACCACGGCACAGGTTGACACGAGCATCTGCACCGGACGCCGTGACTACACCGGCCCGAGCCGTCAGGGTTACTACTCCGGCAACTGGGGAACCTGCACCGATGGATGCCAGCGCGTCACGCTCACCTCCTCAGGCAAGCTCCGCAAGCACAAGAAGGCATAACCCAGCTACACCGGGGGAGGGTCAAACCTCCCCCAAAAGTAATTTGACTAAATGTGGACTTTTGGCTTGTGGGACATCTAAGTTCATGTATAGTTGTAATTACCAAGGCAAGCAACACAACATCAAGGAGTACACCATGGCCAAGACAGTTCTTCTCCCCGTAGACGACAATCAGGGTTACGCACCGGAGCAGGTAAGCACCAGCGTCACCCTCCAGGACATGCTTGAAGCTATTGAGCAGGCCATCGAAGAATTCGGTGCAGACTCCAAGGTCGTTCTCAGCAACGGCCAGCGCACCGGGGCAGGCTTCGGTCGCATCCAGGCGTTCGGCCGTGAGGTAGTAATCAGCGACGCTAACCCGGACTACGACGAAGACGGCATGGAGACCGGCGACGACTTCCGCTTCTAGCAGTAAACCTGGAGGTTGGGCTTGCACTCAGCCTCCAGGACCACTAGGCTTATAACATCAACCAAGCACAAGGAGAATCACAATGGCATCCGAAAACACGACCCCGACCCCGTCCCCCTACACCGAAATGGAAGATGCAATGACGTACTTCCGCATGGACCTTACCATCACGGACCTCAACCTTCTGGCCAAGCTTGGGCAGGATACCCCCGTCAGCGGCGACGCCATCCGGGTCTATAGCCAGCTTGCCTAAACCTAGAGCAAGGCGTATACTGAACACATGAAGAAAACACAGATCACTCTAGGCACACTGGTAGCGTCAGACCTCCTGGGAATGACCACACCGCAGACCATCTCAACGCCGGAGGGTTACACCTTCAGTTGGGACGAGGAAGCTGGCATGTACATTAACGACGGTCCTGAGTCCGTGTTCCTCTACATTGAAGGCGAAGAGCTTACGGCTGATTCCTACTACGAGATCAGCCACTAGCCGACAGGGCCACACCTAGCACCAGCGCGGCTAAGTGTGGCCTTCCCCTTGCGGGAAAATAATCCATGCGCTAAGCTAAACCTAGCCCGGTTCCCCGCCGGTCGACAGTCCAAGGAGGACTAGCATGCTGCACAAGAACACGATTGAAGATGTGGTGCTGGCACTTGCCAGCGCACCCATCGATTCCCGCACTGGTAATAAGGTGCTCTACTCGGTTGATTGGCTGGCCGACGCTGACTCCATGGTCGGAAGCGTTAACGCCGACTGGGTGCGACGCGAACTTGCATGGTTCGCCGGAGGAAGCAACCGGATCAGTGACATGGAAGGTCCGGTACCCAAGCTCTTCCAGGCATGCGCTGGCATTGACGGCAAGGTCAACAGCGCCTACGGCCACATCCTGTTCTCAGACGACGACCTGCGACACCGCGACCGGAGCCTGTTTGACCGGGTGGTTGACACGTTCATCAACGAGGGTGCTGGCACACGACACGCGGTAGCCATCATCACCGACCGAGACGTGCACGAGCTGTCCACATACAATGGACGCAACGACTTCATCTGCACTAACGCGCTCAACTTTATGGTTGACTCCGACAACCGCCTGCACATCATGGCACAGATGAGGAGCATGGACGCCGTGTTCGGATACCGTGCCGATTACTCCATGTGGGATTACCTGATGGAGTTCCTCCTGGGAAACCTGGAGATGGTATTCCCGGGCATCCAGCGGGGCGACATCTCCTTCCAGGTGGCCAACCTGCACGTCTACCCCCGGCACTTCGACGCACTGAACAACGCGGCCGAGGCCATTGACGAAGCCAATGACCGCAAGGTGTGGCTGGATCAGAGCGTGACCAAGTGAACCCGTGGGAGATTCTGCTGACGCTACTTGGGTGGACGTTACTGACCGCCTCGTTTGTGGTAGTAGTAATCATCCTTCTGGCCGTGGTGTATGGTGTGGCGACATGGGTCCGTGGCCTGCGTACTGCCAAGCCTGCCAAGCAGGCTAAAGACGCCAAGCCATACCCAGCCGGACAGCCGTTGCCGGACTCCGAGCAGGACGACTACATGGCTGAGGCTACCGTCGTTGGAATAAGCCTGTACGGCAGCTATAACCCATCCCTGGAGGCCTTCAGACAGGGCGCTCGCTGGGCTTGGACGTTCTTCCACCGCAAGTAACCCAAGTCTCCCCCGGCTCACTCACCAACTGTGGGCCGGGGCAGCACTACCCAAGAGAGTCCACCTCATGTCACAGACAATAGACCTCCATGGAGGCCCTTGGCACGGTAGAACCGTGGAACTGCCAGACGGCCAAGACCACTTCCATATCGTAGGACCTATGGACCTGCCAGTAGACTACACCGCCGAGTCCGCTGACATGGAGATAGGCCAAGTGCACACGAGGGAAGGCATGTACTCCCGGGTATGCAGATCACGCAACTTTGAATGGGACGGATGGCTCAGCCATGACTAACGAACACATTGAACTACTAGGATCGGCTAAGGTTAGCTGGCTCTATCCCATCTACGTGCCAAGCTACTCCAGGGCTGGAGAGGCACCGCTGCTGGAGATGCTGAAAGACGCTAACGCTTCTGTCCGCGCAAAGGTGCACGTCGTCGTCAGGCCGTCTGAGGTCAAGTCGTATGCACGTGCATACCCGTGGGCTACAATCGTCTCAGAACAGACTCCAGGGATCGGCCCGGCCCGAATGCGCTGCATGGTGGACGCCACCGAGCGTGGATACGGCCGGATAACAGTCCTTGACGACGACATCGTTCACGTGAGCCTCCTGGAACACACCGAGCGGCCCGACGGAAAGAACCACACGAGGCGATACAGCAATAAGGTGAGCGGCATCCGTGAGCCGTACCTGCTGGTGAGGTCTCTAGCCGTCGCCTGTAGGCTTGCTGACGGCGTATTCGCCGAGCGCCCGGCTGCTGCATACGGGGCAGCCCGTAACGCGCTCTTCAGCGGAGACGTGGACGTCAGCGTGTGTGCTACCCTCAATAAGGGAAGCTTCCCGGCCTGTGTCATGTTCTTTGACGTAGCACGTTTCGCAATGCGGAAGATGCCACTGCCTTACCAGTACCACGGCGAGGACCTAGCCATGTTCCTGGACACCCTGTCTGGACGGCAGGAGGCATTCACCCTCACGAGTGTGGCCTATGATCAGCATGGTGGTATCACCTCTACTATCCCTCTGGACCCTCTCAGTACAGTGGGTCGGCCACACCTGAGCACTACCGACAAGTTCTACCCAGAGATTCACCCGTTTCTCAGGGTATCAATGAAGAATAAATTGGGAGGGGTTATGCGGATAGGTATAAACTGGATACAGTGGTATAAAGCCACACACAGTGAACCCGTCATAATCCCTCTATCGTCCATCATCAATAAGGAGACCACCTAATGTTCATCGCTTTTGAAGGACCAGATAACGTCGGCAAGTCAACGACTGCCCAAGAGCTGTCCACAGACCACCACCCCTTCTACAACGTGACCAAGTCCATTCACGACTTTCAGACGCAGCTTGCCAAGGCCAAGGACGTTCCTGACAGCGTGGTTACCTACGACCGGATCGACTGGTTCAGTCACATGGTGTACCGGCTGTCACTGCCTGACCGCGACTGGAACGACGATCGTCCTCGTACTGTGTTCGCCATGCCTGACACCCACTTGGTTATCAAGCTGCACCACCCAGACCTCTCGAACTTTATGGCCGACGAAGTTGTGAGCACGCCTATCGCCGAGGTGAATCCTATGTATGGGTACTTCACCGGGTTCCTCATGGATATGAACATCGTGCGTAACTTCGCACTGTTCAAGACCATCTCACTCGTGGAGGTGCGTAACGACCCAATCTCTGGCAGCTATAGCCAGCACCTGCGGGAGTTCTCCAGCCCTGTCATGGGTCTTGAGTCAGTTTCCACACGGTTAGTGGATACTAACGAAAAGCTGCTAGAGTTGCTACGGCTCGATGACAGCCTGCGAAACAACTGACCACATACACCACGACCACATATTCAAGGTCGGAGTGTTGTGTGGTAGGTTGAATACCAAGTGGCCTCTAGCTGTACGTGAGGAGGCCACGGCTGAGCTCATGCGGTACCGTGACCAAGGCCTCATCATCCAAAAGTATGGGAAGGATCAAGAAGTGACTACCAAGGCCACACGTGCCCACGACGAGCCAGCTACGTTCAGCGGTCAGGGAATCCTGTTCGCAGTCATAGACGACCGAGAAGGTATGGGAAGCGGTCGCGTAACCACCATCGATATCATCTCAGACGCTATCGAGTCGGCCCTGGACGCCGGGCACTCCACCAGTGATGAGATTGCACGGTTCCTGACCACCAGCGCCTTTCAGCACATCCCAGACAAGCGTGTACGGTTCAATAGCGTGCTCAAGGCTGGAGACGCGGTAGGTGCTCAAATTGTGCAGAAGCTTCACAACGCATATAGTGAGTTAGCCGACATGGCAGACGATGAAGATGATCCCAAGAAGAAGGCTGAAATAAAGGCCGAGGCAACGGGATTCGCTGAGGCACTCAATGTAGTTATCAGCCCGTTTAGCTGTGAAGACCCGGACGACCACCGACTGGTCAACTGGGATGAAGTAGACCGTATCACCGCTGCATTCGAAAAGGAACAGCGGTTCGTCCGCAGAGAGAGAAAGGGTAAGCCACAATGAGCGACTACGGACCCACATGCTGCACCGGCGAGTGTTGTGGATTGGGTTCCTACTGCTGTGGACACCCAGACAACGATCATGAACATACAGAAGAAGAGGAAAACACAATGAGTGAACGCGACGACCTGACAGAGCAGGCTTTCCATCAGCCCCCCGTCACCAACGACAAGGTGACAATCGCCACCCTGAAGCGTGAGCTTCGTGAGGCTCGTGAACTGCTGGTAGTACGTGCCGACCACGCTGGCAGGCTGGCTGACGAGCTGGTGGCCTTGCGTGCTGGAGGCAACACTTCCGGAGCGGTGCAGATACTGTCACACAACGCAGAGACCGGCCTGGACTTCATGCTCGGTCTACAGGGAGACCTAGAAGACGTGTGGGGTCGGCGTGTGGACCCGGCTGACCCCGAGGCAGTGAGCACCTACGTTCGTGAAGTTGTCCTGTGTGCTGAGGACGAGCTGCACGAGGTGCTTGCCGAGGTGCACTGGAAGCCCTGGAAGGACAGCCGGGGCATCAAGGACCGCGACAAGTACCGCGAAGAAATGGCCGACGTGCTGCACTTCGTTCTTGACCTGTACTTGGCAGGCGGCATCACCGGTCGCGAGATCATCGCTGACTACTTGGCCAAGAACAACGAGAACCTCGGCCGCAATAAGAGCGCGGAATACCGGGCGTCATAATGTCACGATCTTCATGGGACACCGTTTGGGCAGATGTTGCTCAGGCGGTGTCCCGTCGTAGTTCATGTGGCCGTGCGTCTGTCGGCGCTGTCTTGGTAAAGGATAACCGTGTGGTCTCGACCGGCTACAATGGCCCGGCCAGCGGGTACCCGGCTAATACTGGCTTGGGCTGTGCCAACTGGTGCACACGTGCCCAAGGAGAGACGCCTGAGAGCTCTCTGGGCTATGGCTACTCCTGCCCAAGCATCCACGCCGAGGCTAACGCCTTGCTATATGCCAGCCGTGCCGAAACTGAAGGTGCGTTCATGTATGTGACGCATGCTCCTTGCGCCGACTGTGCCAAGCTCATTTCCAACTCAGGTGTGTCTAGGGTGGTCATGCTACAAGCACCAGAGGACCACAGACCAGACCCTGTGCCGTACCTGCAAACATGCGGAATAGAGGTGATGCTTTTCTCATGAGACTACAACTCAGAGACTCGCAGCAAGTGGCCCTGGAACGCCTGACTGAACCGGACCGACACTTTGCTGCACTGTGGGCTGAACCCCGTTCCGGGAAGACAGCGGTGGCTCTGAAGTGGGTTGAGCACGTGAAGCCAGCGGTGGTCGTTATAGTTGGACCGAAGATAGCGGAAGGGACCTGGAGAACCGAAGCTGCTAAATGGCTGACGATAACCTACAGGTTCTATCCTCTAACGGCAGGCAACGCCTATCCCACTCCGGGTATGTTCAAGGGTGTGACCCTCCTGTTCGTGAACTATGAGCAGTTCGGAAAAGCACCGTGGCAGCGTCTTCGTCCTTTCCTGGCCACACTAGCCAAGAACATTGACGGGAAAGGGATGATGCTACTGGACGAGTCACACATGATAAAGACGCCGTCGTCAGTCACTGGACGTAACATCCGTCCACTGGCTCACAAGTGGTATTACCGTCTTCTTATGACTGGGACACCAGTGACTAACCCGAACCAGATAGACGCGGTGTATGGGCAGTGGACATTCCTTGACCCGGCCATCCGCGACGAGTGGCCTTCTGCGCGTGAATTCAGAGAGCACTTCGGGGAATGGACCACTGTAAAGGGCTTCCCTGAACTTATCAGGCCTCGTAATCAATACCAGTTGAATCAGTACATTCAACCTAACGTGATAACTATGGTCGGTCCTGGTAACCCAGTGCCCATCAGACGTGTCCGTTATTCTGTCCCGGATAGTGTGATGAAACAACACAAGGACATGCTGAAGCACGGGATAGTTGAGATGGGTGGCCACACTGCCATCGGTCTAAACCCGCTGACACGGCTTCTTCGTATGCGGATGCTTGTGGGTGGCTGGCTGAAGGACGACAAGGGTGAATCGTTCACTGTGCCGGATGCTGCTCGTGCCCGGCTGGCAGCCTTGGGAAAGGTGCTGGAGCGCTGTGATGGGAAGATCATCATTGCCTGTACCCACTTGTGGGAGATCAAGCTGGTTCGCCGGTACCTGCGTCTCAAGGGTGTGGGCTACTTGCTTATCACAGGGGCCACACCAGATAAGAACAACGTGATTGAAGCCTTCCAGATGGACCGCGAGGCCCGTGTGTTGCTTGTGCAGCCTAGGACCGTGTCCATGGCCGTAGACATATCGGTGGCCAACGACCTGATCTGGTACACCAGCGACTTCAACTATGTGACGTTCAAGCAGGCGTCAGACCGCATCAAGCTGTCCCCGGCTAATCCCCACGTGTGGTTCTTGTGTGGCCGTGGCACAGTGGATGAGGACGTGTGGACGACACTGCAAGAGGACCACGCACACCTGTCCAAAGTCATTCAGCGCATCAAAAAACGACCTGGAAGAATGCACTAAAAATAGTTGCCATCTGAGCTTGCGCTTATTGCGGAGTTCGGGCATACTTATATTTATCAGCAACACAGGCTCAGGGCTAAGGCACCGCGACTGAGGCAAGGCGACACGGTCGGTCACCTCTTGTGTTACTGGTACACTTCATATAACCGACCTGCACTACCACCACAAGGAGATCATCATGGCACCTCGCAGCAAAGCAGCAGTCCTGGACACCGAGCTCGACATCGAAGACGTTGTCGAAGAGGCCGTCGCAGAGCCGACCGAAAAGCAGATCATCAACGACGGCATCGTCCGGGTGGTTGAGTCCACCGGCATCGACGTGCAGAAGAACCGTTACAAGGCCATGCGAGCCATCGCATTCCAGGCGTTCAGCAACGCAATCGCCGACGGCACCTTCGACGAACTGGTGGACGAGGCCATTGCCAACGTCGACAACCTCCCCGCCGGATGGGAGATTGAGCGCGGCGAAAAGGCCGAAGCTCCCGTCAAGGCACCTGCCAAGGTCACGAAGGCCACGAAGGTTGCCCCGGTGAAGGCCGAGACCCCGGTCAAGGCACCGGCCAAGCGTGCACCGGCCAAGGCCAAGGCAGCCGCGACCACCGAGACCGCTGCACGTCCGGCACGTCGCCGTCCCGCACGCTAGTACGACCCACGGGTACCCTCTAACGAGGTGTCCGTGGAGGGCCAGTAGCTCAATCGGCAGAGCGCGTCGCACATTAGCGGCGAGGTATAGGTTCGAATCCTATCTGGTCCACGCAGCTAGCAGCCCTTAGTCCGGTTGCTTGAACTTCCTTCGTCATAGAGTACCCGAGCTTCGGCCGGGGTGGACATGGAATCGGTATAGCCTCCGATGCAAGGTAAACGGCTCCTTATAACTTAGGAGTCCACCTATGCAGTTGATTATCAGCGACGAACTTGCTGAGGTACAGGAGTACCTAGCACAGTCTACCGCTCCACTTATAGTGGACATCGAGACCACGGCATTGACCGTCGGCAAGGGCCACATCCTGTGCGTCGCTTTTGCACCATACGACCGTGAAGACGTCATGGTCTGGTGGCCGCAAGACCTGACCGAGATAGCACAGCTACGCCTTCACAAGATGGTGGCACACAATGCGCCCTTCGACGAGCGCTGGCTCAAGAGCTACGGTGCTTCATGCCGTGTGGTGTGGGACACTATGTTCATGGCTTACCTATTAGACGAGAACCACCCCGTCGGCCTCAAGGACCTCGGTGAGCGCCTCCTGGGATACCAGTCGTGGTCTGACGATAATGTGGCACACCTCGGCGATGAGTTCCTGCCACACGTGCCCAAGGCTGCACAAGCCAAGTCCAAGCGTCGGATCAGCATGTATGCGGGTAAGGACGTGCACATCACACGTGAGCTGATGAAGTGGCAGCGCAAGCACATTCGCACGAACCTGAAGCCCCACGAAGACCCGGTAAGAGTCATGCGAGACATCATGATACCTGCCATTGAGCCGCTTCGGCAGATGGAGAATAACCGCCTGCCTGTGCGCCTTGGCTTGGTTACTAAGACCAAGGAGGATGTGTCAAACCGCATTGCAGCTATTGAGAAGAAGCTGGATGCAAGTATTCCACCGAAGGACAGGTGGCCTGACTGGCTACAGAAGACGACTCCCAAGTGGGGTAACACTAACTGGACCAAGTGGTGGCTCTACGAGCATCAGGGTGCACTGTGCCCCCGTCGCACTAAGCCGACCAAGACATGGCCAGAGGGTAACCCGGGAATGTCCCAGGAGGACTTGGGGAAGATAGACCATCCGGCAGCACGTCTGCTGAGCACCAGAAGCACGCTCTACAAGCAGCTCACCGGCTTCCTGGTGCCCCTGGAGGAGCGTACTGTCAACGGACGAGTAAGCACTAGCTTCAAGCTCACCGGAACTGTTACAGGACGACTCAGCAGCTCGAGTCCTGGAAAGGATGACCCCGGCATCAACTCGCAGCAGATACCACGCGAGAAGTCAACTCGCAACCTGTTCGGCGAAAAGGGGCTTGCATGGCTGGAGGTAGACTTCAGCCAGTTGGAACTACGTGTGGCCGCTGTGATGAGCGGCGATCCGACCATGATAGCGCTATTCGCGGCCGACGCTGACATCCACACATACATCGCTTCCCGAGTTACCAAGAAGGACGAGAAGGACGTAACCAAGGCCGACCGTACCCTTGCTAAGGGTGTGAACTTCGGCTTCCTGTACGGTATGATGGCTAAGCACTTCGCGGACTACGTTCGTGAGAACTACGGTGTGATCATTACCAAGAAGGAAGCTGAAACATTCCGTGAGGAGTACTTCCTGAACTTCAACGGCCTGCCTGAGTGGTACCGTAAGCAACGGCAGGAAGCCCTGGAGTTCGGTGGTGTGCATAACGAGTTCGGTCGCTTTCGGCACTTGCCTCGCGTGTACCACGAGAACTTCTGGATACAAGAAAACGCATTCCGTCAGGCTATCAATTCCCCCGTGCAGTCCACGGGTAGTGACTTCATGCTAATCAGCTTGGCTCGTATGTCACGTGACTTGCGACTGCCTGCACTTGGGGCTAAGCTAGTGACCACAGTTCACGACAGCGTCTGCATTACTGCACCATATAAGACAGCGCGCAAAGTTGGACGTATCGTAAAAGACATTATGGAGCATGCAGATGACAACCTCGAACGCAAATTCTACCTCAAGGCGGACGTCACGATCTCGCGTTGCTGGGGAGGTGAACCGCTCGCCGAGTTCTAAGCCTGTGAAAGTATTACCGGCCACAGGTAAGAAGCCTGGAGCGTGGCACGGCCCTAGAGGAACATGGCCTACCACTGCCGACGGGAAGCTGGTGATAACCCAGAGCATGGTCAGTGGATTCGTTGAGTGCCCTCGTGAGACGTACTACGGCATCGTCTTGGGCTTGCGCCCCCGTATCTCCAGCAAGCCTCTCACAAGAGGAACCTGGATACACGCACTCTTGGAAGAGCGCGGCAAGGGCGGCGACTGGAAGGCGCTGCACAAGGAGCTGACAGCCAAGGCAGAAGCCGAGAAATTTGAGGAGGAGATAGCCGGACTTGCTGAGGAGTGCTACAATATAGTCCTCAGCTATGAGTACGTGCACAAGAACGAGGTTCTCACACCTGTCGCAGTTGAGCTCACGGTGGAGCGTCCCATGTTCAAGGGAAAGGTGCTTTACCGTGGCCGCATCGACATAATCTGGATAGACAACGAGGGGGACATATGGCTGGGTGACCACAAGACGCACGCCACGCTCCCTGACTGGAGATACCGTGAACTAGCCTTCCAGCATTATTCCTACTTGTGGGCAGTGGCACAGGCACCTGGATACAAGGCGCTACGCTACAAGGGGAAGCCGCTTCCACAGCCGAAGGGGTTCATCTACGACTACTGCCGCACCAGTGCCATCCACACGCCCAAGCTGACCACTAAGGGCAAGATCAGTCGCGTGCTGAAGCCCTCGGGTACCACGCTCCCGGTCTTCCTCGAGTGGTTACGTGAGCAGCACATGATGACCACCATCAAGGGAAAGAACCTGTTAGCCATTGAGGACCCCACTGAGCGTGCATACGTTGAAGAGTTCATTGTGGCCTTGCAGCAGCGGGACTACAGTACCGAGTTCCGTCGTGACCGTATGGTGTTCAGCGCCGAGCAGCGTGAACGTCAGCGCAAGGCTTTTGTCACTTCGGCCCGTAGACTGCTAACCTATAAGTGGGATGATCCAGATTGCGTGGAGCGTAACCTGCACGCCTGCTCTGGGTTCATGTGTAACTACAAGGATCTAACTGTGGCTGACCTTATGCACGGCTCCAGCGAACTTGAGCAGAAGACCCGGTACGTGACCACGCGTGACCCGCTGGACTACTACCCTAACCAAAAGAAGAAGGGCACTAAGAAATGAAAACCATCGGATGCACCTACTGCGGTGCCAAGCCCGGAGACAACTGCACTTTCGTGCTGGCTCCAGAGACATCACCCGTTTCGGTGTCGTGGTCGCACGGCTCCAGAAAACCGAAGGTCGTGCTAGTATGAGCATCTACTGCATCTACGGTCGGCCGAAGGTTGGCAAGACCACACTCGCGCTCAAGGGTGCCGTCAAGAACAAGACTGCTATCCTCAGCGCGGACCGTGGACTTGTCGGTATTGAGACCGCTGGGTATACTGTGGTTGAGGACCTGAGCACGGCCAACTTGAACAAGGTCATCAACAGCCGGTTCCTCGCACAGCACGAACGCATTGTCGTTGACACTGCTACTTCGCTCCACGGCCTGTTCCTCATGGAAGCTGGCTCCGGCAAGGCGTCTCAGCAAGCGTACGGCGTCGCGAATAACGGTCTGGCCACATTGCTCAGGACCCTCCGTGACGAGAAGAAGGAAGTCATCGTCACCGCACAGGAGAAGCTAATCATGCCTGGACAGGGCCTCGGCTCAGACGGCAAAGAAGATTGGTCGCCTGAAGATGACGATGAAGACATGACTGTGATGACGACGGTAGACCTGCCTCCCGGTGCAGCTAGTGCGTTATTGCAGTTGTCGGACGTAATAGGTAGGCTGTACATTGCCCACGTGAACGGCAAGCCCGTTCGCCGCTTGTGGCTTGGGCCGTCATCTTCAATTATTGCTGGTGCACGCAGTAAGGTGTATCATGGTAATCCGCCCTATCTCAAACAGCCCAGCATCTCAGGGCTCAATACACTTCTTGGCTGGACCCGCTAGTCAAGATCATCAAAAGCAAGAAGAAGGATAAATATCATGGCTAAGAAGATTCGCTTGGACTTTAGCAAGACCGAAGAACGTTCCGGCTGGAACACGAAGCACATCGACGAGGGTCTTCACAAAATGAAGATTGAAGGCGTGCAGGAGACCGAGGCACAGGACGGGACAGCAATGCTGATCTTCGCAATGGTGCCGGAGGACCCGAAGCTCAAGACTCGTCGTTTCCCGTTCTACTGCAAGCTTCAGCCGAACCAGCTCTGGAAGCTCCGCGACCTGCTCGTGTCGGCTGGCCAGACGGTTCCCAAGAAGATCGTCAGCATCGATCCCGGTGTCGTCGTTGGCAAGTTCATCGCCGCTGAAGTTGAGGACGACAACTATCAGGGGAACCTCCGCTCCACGATCAACGGCACCTACGGCCTGGAAATCCTGGACGACGAGGACGGTGCAGCGCCGGAGGACGACGAGGACGAAGAGACCGAGTACGACGAAACGGAATCCGAAGAGGCTGACGAAGAGGAGTACGAGGAAGAAGACGATGAGGAGGAAGAGGAGGAGGAAGAAGACCTCAACGACCTCTCCATCGGCGACCTGCGTGCCCGTGCCAAGGCGCTTGGAATCGTGACGCTGAAGAAGCCCAAGGCTGCACTCATTGATGAGATCATTGATGCCGAAGCTGAAGGCGAAGCCGACGAAGACGAGGACGAGCTGGAAGACGAGGACCTTGAAGATGAGGAACTTGCCGACGAGGAGTTCGAAGACGACGAGGAAGAGGAAGAGGAACCTGCTCCGGCACCCACGCGTCGTGCAGCCCCCGTCCGCAAGGCCGCTCCGGCAGCCAAGGCCGCACCTGCCAAGCGTGCAGTGACGCGTCGCCGCTGAGCTAATGCAGGAGGCTGAGATAGTCCGACGCATGTTGGCTATTCTCAATGCCATTGACGGAGTGTATGCAGTACGCACTCACGGGGGTTCCTTTCAACAGAAGGGGACCCCCGACGTTCTTGGATGTGCTCATGGCTTTTTCTTTGCTATTGAAGCTAAGCGGTCAGCACGGGAAAAGCCTTCACCGTCACAGATATATAACCTGAAGAAGTTCGAAGAGGCAGACGGAAAGACATTCGTTAGCCATGATCCAAAAGCCAAGGAAGTAACAGCATGGATAGCGAGTCTCTAAGCCTAATCCGTAAGGTGTGGCGTCACTCCGGAATAGCCGGTAACGTGTGGATGCCGCACATTTATAAGATCGGTCACAAGACAGACCAGAAGTTCCGCGAAGGCGAAACGCTTGATGCACAATCACCGGACTTCACACCGCTCCGTGATTCGGTGGACTGGTACTGGACACCAGCAGTTAGCAGCAGTGACAGCCGCAAGGCCAAGGAGTACCCGGCACAGCGCGCTATCTGGGTAGACTGCGATGAGTCGTACGACAATAAGCTTTTAGAAAGCCTGAAGCCTTCCTATATGTGGGAGACAAGCCCTGGACATAAACAGGCAGTCTGGCTCCTCAGAGAATCCATAGCCACATCTGAGTTCCACCGGGACGGCTTCATTGGAATGATCACCCAAGCTCTGGGCGGAGATAAGTCCGGCGTGGACATCGGACAGCTACTGCGTGTGCCCGGAACCATGCACCACAAGCGCGAGCCATTCAGAGGCGGTATCCTGCGTAGCGCTGGCACTGTGTACACGCGCGGCCAGCTTCTCTCACGTGTGGCCAGAGGACTGGGATTCTCTCCAGGGCTGGCCTCTGAGCTCGGTGCAGATGACCCCTTCGGTGACCGGAGTAAAGTGCTATGGCGCTTCTCTAGAAATGCGGCTGAGCTTGGCTTAGCACAGGACCTGACGTTCAAGCTCATCAAAGCTACCAAGTGGAATAAGTGGACCGATGACCCTGACCGGCTCAAAGAAGACATTGCTAACGCATACGCTCATGAGCCGACTCCCAAGCCGGATAAAGAGCAGCAGCAAGCACAGGACCAGTACGACTCTCACGAGGACTCTGAGGACGTAGAACCGTGGGGCATGGCCACGGTAGACACCTTCGGTCCTGTAATTCGCAAGCCGATCTCCTGGGTCGTTCCTGGCATCATCCCCTCCGGTGGGTGTGGGCTACTGGTGTCAGCGCCCAAAGTAGGCAAGACCCGTATCGCCATAGAGATCGCGCTTGGCTTGGCTACCGGACGAAAGCCTCTGGGGATATCTATCCGTCGCCCGTTGTCCGTTGGGTTCTTCTCCTTGGAGGACGGCGAATACCTGTTCTCCAGCCGCTTGGACGGTTCGCTGAATACAGATCACGGTCGGTTCAAGTACCACTGGGACGGCCACATCAATAAGGAATTGCGGTGGGCACCGCCTCAGGCGATGGACCTATTCACGAACTTTTCGCAGGTTGACTTGAGCGATGACGGCGATAAGCAACGCCTTCTTGAGACGATCAATAAGTATGAACTGAAGCTGGTGATCATAGACACACTAAGCATGGCTATCGGCAAGTCAGACGTCTCTAACTCCAAAGACATGTATGCCATCCTCAAGGATGTGAAGACCATTGCCAAGGCTACGGGCTGTGCAATCATGTTCATCCACCACACTCGTAAGCGGGTATTTGAGAAGGGTGAGTCCATCCAGGAAATGGTGCTAGGTAGCACTGCTCTCCACGCTTGGTCTGACTTTATTATGAACCTCGCAGCGCCGTCTGAGGACAGCGAGTTGTTACGCCTTGGAGTACAGACCAAGATGGGCAACGACACCCACTACATCGACACTCGGCTCAAGATCATCAAGCAGCCGGTCCTGGAAGAGTGATGGACTCCCAAGTGGTGTGGATAGGCGACAGCTTGCGTTACGACTGGCTGACTTTCCACCCGGATGCCATAGCGGGGCAGGTTCCCTGTCACGAGTGCGGTGGGTCTGGCTACTGGGGATTCGGGCCAGCACCCGACACCTGTGGAGACTGCATCGATTGCAAGGGCACGGGTCGCGAGTGGGTAGGACTTGCGTGAACACTGATCAAGGTGCACACTAGGTACATGGACATCAACAGCACTCACCCGACGGTCATCTCCCACGAAGGATACACCTTCCTAGAGTTCAACGGCGAATTCTACAAAGGTTGCCCTCGTTGTGGAGGCGAAGGCCAGTACTCCTTCAACGGAGAACACTCCCGGTGCTACGACTGCAATAACACGAGCTCCAAGCTCGGAGTGCACTTTGACAGCCGTGCAGACGCTGAAAAGTGGTGCCACGGAAAAGCAGTGGCACAGGCTAACCGCGACCGGCTACGTGAGAACAAGAGACTGGCGCTTGTGGCCAAGATGGAGAGCTACCAAGAAGCCGTGAAGGAAGCTGACGAAGAGGTGTACAGCTTCTTGGAGGCTATCCACGAGTCAGAAGAACCGACCAAGGACACGTTCATAGCCAACATGGTAGACGCCCTGTTCTGCGTCTCATACGCTAAGCCCTTCACACCTAAGATGATCGCAGCAGTTCGTAAGAACCTGGACAGGGCGGCTGAGCAGGAAGCAGCGTCAGCAGCTCACCCGGCACCTACAGGCCGCGTCGTTGTCACAGGGGAGATCACTTCAACCAAGGTCGTTGAAGGCGACTACGGCATGTCCTTCAAGATCATTGTCAAAGACGACGCTGGCTTCAAGGTCTGGTGCACCATCCCGCGTGCACTGATGGACGACCTGACCGGAGGCTTCAGCGAGGTCAAGGGACGCCGCATCACGTTCACGGCCACACTAGAGGCCAGCCGGGATGACGTAGCCTTCGCGTTCGGCAAGCGGCCCACGAAGGGTGCTTGGCTGTGACCCTGTAGGGCTGGCAGGCTGGCAGGCTGGTAGGTTATGCCTACCGGCCCACGGTAGCGACACCTGAGACGACCTGACCGAGAACCGCAGAGACATACGCAAGAGGCACCCTAGGCCAGTTAGCCCAAGGTGCCTCTTTTTGGTTCATTTATTGCTATGCAGCATGTTTCGGCAGGGAATCCGGATCAGCCACTAGACCATTGGACACGGGGATGTCCGTACGGATACTGACGCCGAGCTGGGTGGCACCTGCCTTAATGAGGGCGATGATGATGATGATGATCTGCTCACGCGAAGGCACGCCGTCAATGAAGAACGGGATGAGAGCAATGAGCAGCACACCCACCATCTCCACGGCCATCTTGCCACCAGCGGCCCACTTCCCTTTCAGCAAGGGGACAAAGAAGATGCCGACCGCGCTTGCCACCAGCACCGAGAGCTGAAGGATGTCCACGATTTCCGGCACCGTGGGAAGCACTGACAAGGCCGTAAGCAACACGACCAGGAACGATGCTAATGCTGCACCGTACTTCTGCATAATTGTACTCATTATTTTCTCTCCTTATTGTTTGATGTTACTTATTCCCATTCCGGCGGTATGAACCCGGCGGATGCTAATACATCCATATGGCGTTTTGAAAGGACGGGAGGGTGTTCCCCCTGCCACTGATCAGCGACTTCTCCCAGTACCACGACCGCTGATCCCAAGACCCGTTCTACCCGGTCAAGCCTTTCCCAGACTTGCTGGGTGGTGGGTGGTGCTGGTGTCTTGATTGATTCACGATCTTTTCGTCGTTCCCTAAATGTTTGGAGCAACGCAGCAATAAGAACACCGATCAGCGCCAGAGATCCAGTCACGAACCCAGGAAACCACGGCTCTGTCGTTATACTCATTTTGTTTCCCTGACCCTTGCCAATCTGATTCGTGATACTTGGATAAATAGCTTAGTTATGCGCGGACCTAATAGCCACACTGCCATCACGAGAACGATAGCCAGAAAGCCATTTGGCTCCCCGGGTCTTGAAAGGAATGCGACCGTGCCTGCATAACTGCCGAGCATGAACACGATAGCGAGTTTCCCGATAAGTTCAACGATGCTGAACTTAGGGAACACCACACCTATGAGGCACAGTACCGATGCGATCATTAGAAACATTCCCATTATGTAAGTGAACCATTCCGGGAATAGGTGGGTGAGGAGTGGTGACCCAAGCGCTAACGCAGAAACTCCAAGAGCGAAAGCAATCAGATCATATGTGGGATACCAGAATCGAGGACCAGAACGCTCCTCATCATCCGGGTCAGTATTCAGTGGATGCCATACTGTACTACGCTTGAAGCGTTCCCAGTACGTGATGACTTTGATAGGCTTAGTGGTCACCGGATTCTCCCTTCTGTGTGGCCTAGCCTGTGTGTCGCTACTTAGCGGCCGAGGCTGCCTTAGCAGCAGCTTCCGATGCGACAACTGCCTGAGCATCCGCAAGCGCTTTGAGCGTTGCTGTCTGCTCTCGAATGATAACCGAGGCCACACGTGGGGCTGCCTGTGCGAACGCTTCAGCGAGGACCTCAGGATCGATGACGAGGTCTTGTAGGTCAGCAACGGACACCTTTATTCCCTTAGTGTTGAGTGCGTCTGCCACTGCCGAGGCCAGCTTCACGGGGTCCAGAGTGACAGGCGCTTGGGTGTTGTTAGCCAAGGCCAGTAGCCGGATCTGACCGTTCATCATATCAACCTCAGCTCGGTTGAATGTTTCCGGCCTGGAGGAAGTCTGGTTTGACACGATGAGGCGCTTGAACAGGTCGTAGAACTGCATACTAGGCAGGCCACCCCATCCGTCCTCAGTAACGAGCCAGCCGGTTCCACCTGTATCCCATGCGAGTTTCATATCGTCATCCATTCTGTTAGTGTTTATGTTGATCGGTGTAGATCCGCTACCTGCGGTAGAGGACGTGAGTGAGAAATAGTTCCAAGGGTTATAACGGATACCCTTGTATTCCAGATGCCGGTGTAGGTGCTGTGCCACCCCTCCAGTGTTACCGGAGTAGGCGATTAGCTGGCCTTGGTTGAAGAACTGATTGTCAGCTCCGGTGTAGCTGGATAGGTGCGAGAACACGTCTCCCCATCCAGGGTTATCCCTGTGCTCGAAGATCATGGAGTTACCGGCTGTGCCATTGTTAGGGCGGCGACGCACCCACCCAGCAGTCGGAGCATACACAGGCGTCCCGACAGGGGCCACTAGGTCTACACCACCACGACCCGTTCCAGCCCTCTGGATGTGGTGGAGCCAGCTCACGTCCGGGTCTCTGTCGTCCAGGTAGATAATGACAGACGGGCCATTCAACACATAGTTCTTTAGTGCGGCCATCAGGCCACCTCAGCTCCCCACACAGCGGTCACGGCCTGTGCAAGCTGGGTGTCGGTTACAGCAGCCGGGTTCGCTCCGGGCTTGGGTGGCAGGGCTGCCACGGCTGCACGGTACACGCTGTCCGCGTATGCGTGCACAGATGTGACGGTAGTGCCAGAGCCAATTTCCGTGGAAATGAGCACTCCCACGTTAGTGGTGACGAATTCTTCCGGGTTAGGGATGTGTGCCTGTTCAGCGGATGCGACAAGGCGCTTCACGAGGTCAGTGTCGTCCCGTGCTGCCATGTGCTGTGCGGTGGTGTCAGTCATTGTGGTTCTCCTGTGTTATATCTTGATAATGTAGTTTAGTGTGACGTATGGCTGGAGGTTATTGTGGGCCGACCCGCCTCCAGATGCTGTCATAGAGTTGTCAGCAGTTCCTGTCGTATATTGAGTATTCCCGAGGAACTTAGTCCACACGTTACCAGTGTTAGTGAGAGGAAGATTCTGGCCAGTCTGTGCGCCGTATGTCTGGTGACGGTGAGAGGGCATTTCAGCTTCTGTTAGCGTATGCGTCTTAGATCCACCAGTTTGTCCGAGCGTTCCGAAGTTAGTGTCAGCCAGCAATCCACCTACTACCACTCTACCACGAGTGTCAGGAATAGAGAAGTGGGTGCTGTCGGGTGCTCCATACCTAGTACCGATAGCCAAGAACAGACGTGGATAAGACGACCGGAGCAGAGACTGCCCCTGAGCCAGCAGCCACCCAGAGGGGGCAGTAGCAGCGGCAGTAACTTCCATCCTACCAGACTGCCCACCACCAGCACTGATTCCATGGATAACTACCTTACGAAGTGACAGTTCCACCCTGACCCTGTCACTAACCGACAGCTCCAGCGGGTCTACAAGCGAATCGGGGATTAGTGCTAGTGCACTTGTGTCGCCATCCAACTTGATAGCGAGAGGGCTAACTCCGGTAACCGTTGCCCACTTGAATGAAGTGATATCTGATACGTCAGTAATCATAATGAGATCACCTCCTGGAGTGTTGTTTTCATTAGACCGATAGGAGAAGTATCCAATTGGATATGTGTTATGACATGACGGGCATCGACACCTGCCTGCACATGCGAGAACCTGAGTACGTCTGACACACGCACGGGGATAGGCAGGTGGGTGATCTTTACCTGTGCTTGAACAGCAGACATCTGGACCAGAGTGGTCTGAGCGCGGTTCTGCAGAAAAGTGATGATAGCCCCGTTAGTGCCTTCGGGACATTCCACCGAGTCAAGAACGTGGGGTACCCAGCGCCCTCGGGCCACATAGGAATAAGGGCTGTCCGGGTCTGTGTTGGTCCAGGTTCCCACCAGTGCAGCGGCGTCATCTCCCCCGGCTGCCTGCACTGCGATAACCTTGTTCGGCACGTCAAAGGAGTCACGATTCCGGGTCCAAGAAGGTGTGTAGATGGACTGGCTTCCGTCACGAAGTTCACGTGGTATGCCTAGAAGCTCGTACGTGATCGACCGCTGTGCAGGTAGCACTCGCGGAGTGACCTTGAAGCTACCATAGCCGTCCATCCACATAGCGCTGTATCCAGCCACATCAAGCAGGTCATTGATGATCTTGAGCTTGCTTGTGCCAGCCTCCCAGACCATGCCGTTTGATGTGGCCTGAGTGTTGGACTCGTCTATAGCAATGTACTCGCCAGAGGACGCCAGGATCGTTCGTACGGTCTGCATAATAAGCGCACCGGCTGCCACTGAGTAGGACTCGTCTACGGCGTCCTGAGAAGGAACTGTGCACTTGTCAAGAAGCTCCAGGGACCACACGCGACCAGTGTTTTCCCAGTCTTCGGTCGCAGACGAAATAAGGAACACGCCCAGCGGGTTTTCTGGCAAGCCCGCGATGACGCACACGGGGCGCACACGCACCGAAGCAAGGTTCAGAGAACCGATGCGAAGCAGACCGGGAGAGGCCACGTCTAGGTCGTTCACAGTGGCCTTGCCTGTGCCCTTCACAGCCGCGTTCTGTGTCCATGTAAGAGCGCCATCAGACACGCCGTCAAGCACTCCGACGAGCTGGTCTATGCCGTTTGAGTGTTCAAGTACTTCCCACCTGTATGACGTGACACGGTCACCGTATAGCACATCTTCAGTGGAAAGGTTCTTCACTGGTATGATTGGATCTGGCATGGTACCCTCCTACGAAGTTTCGGTCAGGGTAAAGGACAGGTCACCGCGTGCAGCCTTGTCGTACGAAAGGGAGCCGCTAACCGAGCCGAATACCCTACGGCCAGAGGAGTCGCGATAGCAAGCCTTGCCAGGAACTAGCAAGATAGCCCGTACCTGACTAACACTGGAACCGAATCCTTCAAAGATCAGTGACTTCACTTTTAGCTGGACCGATGTCTCTATACCATAAAGGCCGATAGGCTTGGTACGACCAGCAGCCTCGACGGTAGCACTGGCCACACTGAGTGATTCACTAACGGAAAGGTTGCCACCGAATACGACCACGTTACTGAACCCAGCGCCTTTAGAAAGGTAAGCTCGTCGGCATTCTTCGGTGACCATTATGACAGTAGTCACCGACTGAGCGCCGAGAGCGCTGGTGGTGGTGAATGTGTATGTGTTAGTGCCGTGGATAGTAGGTGTGGTATCCAGGAATGTGAGAGCAGAGGATACCGGGTATGAGCTAACAATGACCTCAGTGATGCCATCGATCTTGCGAGTGATTGTCAACGTGGTAGCAGCCGATTGACCACCAGCGGGAGAGGCGATAGATACGTTGAGCTGTCCGTAGCCGGTGTCCGGGAGGTAGCTGGCGGTCGCCACGGCAGGGACAGGGGACAGGTACACGACGTTGAACGTGCTGGTAGCCCAGCTAGACCAGATGCCGTTAGAGTCCTGCACACGTGCCCTGACAGTGTAGCTACTGCCATTCTGCACTTGGGTAGAGAGTGTGATTCCCACCTGGAGCGCGCTGTCCATGGTCTCAAGAAGCGTGGCACCTTGCTTCAGTTCAATCTGGGTACCTACGAAAGAAGCCCCTTCTGCCTGTGAGAACCCTACTGTCACTCTAACAGTGGCGTCGTTTAGCGTGGACCCGCTGGACGGCGTGGTGATGGTGGCCGCTGGTGCTGTCTTGAATGTGACAGCCCGTAGGTCAGACCACGGGGACGCACCAGTACCCTCAGAGCCGCCTGTGGTAGCAGAACCCCAAGTACGCACACGGGAAGTGAACGTGAGGCCCGCCGGGATAGTGTTAGCGTCCAGTGTGCGAAAGGTCACCGTTGAGGTGATCTTACCTGTGGTGGTGTACGAAGCACCGCCATTCAGCGAGTACGAAAACTCATACGCCTTCTGAGGAGTGGTGTCAATAGGGTTATGCACCCAGTAGAAGTCCAGTGCAACGGCCTTGTCAGCATATGCAGCCATGGAGGGGACGTCAGGCTTATTAGGCGCGACAAGAAGCTGCACTGACTGAGTGGTGGAGTACCCAGAGTACAAAGACCCACTAGCCGACCGGACACGGTAGACGTGCACCTGCCCTGAGTTGGGTGCGGTGTGCGTGTAGCCGGTTGTCCCAGAAGCCAGTGTGGCCAAGGCTGAGCCGTCCCACGTAGTCACACCGCCGGACACCGTGCCGTGCCACACCTGATGGGTGTGCTCAGTGTAGGCCACATTAGGTGTGAAGGCAATGTCAATATTGAGGCTGGAGTTCTTCACAGCGGTGGCGTTCGTGGGCGCTCCGGGCGTGGTGTACACTGCCGCAGACGCGGCTGACGTGCCACCGAACCCAGCAGAGTTCCACGAACTTACCTTGTAGGAAAGCTTCTGGTTAGCGGCAGAAGTGACGCTGGCTGATGTAGTGGCTCCAATATCCAATACCTTGTCATAGGAAGAACCGTTGACGGAGCGGTAGATCTGGCTGGATACAGGCTGGCCGTTAGACGCTGAAGACTGTGCCCACGAGACGTTCACGGACGTGTCAGACACACGTGCAGCAGTCACACCGCTAGGCGTTCCTGGGACGACCTTCAGAGTGCTGAGACCGAGCGTGCCTTGCGCAGTTGCGTCCCCGAGTACGCCATATGTGTTTCCGTCGTCAAACGACCCGCCGATATAGGCAGAGCCGGTTCCGTCTGCACTGTGGTTGATAGTTGTAGACCCAGAAGCAAGGGTCAGGAGGCTGTAATTTCTGAAGTCATAACTGCTGAATGAACCGGAGTACGTGTTACCACCGATGTTCACAGACCAGTAGTGAGGACCGCCTGCGTACTTGCCGGAACCAGTTCCCTTGATGATCTCGAGATACCACGACACGCTTGACTGATTAGCCGAAGCGTTAGTGGATGCCTCCCAAGCGTTCATTCTTAGGACATAGCTGGATGCGAGCCCAGCATCGTAATTAGCCAAGAACGCTCACCCCCTGACGTGATTGGACCCGAATAGAGTCAACGATTGCGGAAGCCAACGAGTTGATGGAATCCTTGGAAAGGCTAACCGAAGCGCTGTCCTGGCTCCGGTCGTTAGCTGCAAACGAATCAGCAATAGCTGACGAGATAGCATAGGGGTCTAGTGTGGCCTCCACGCTAAATGTTCCCGCCTGCTGAGGAGTTGTCTGCATGGGAACCAGAGACTGGATGCCGCTGGTGTCGTGGGTGAATGCGACAGTGGTGTTCAGCTTCTGTGCCTCTGACATGATCTTAGTGTTGAGATCCTGGATAGGCTTGATAGCATCTTGAGCGCTATCTTCTACACCTTCACCGATACCGGAAGGCAGGAATGAACCCACCTCGTCGCGCAAGCGTCGTGACGGGGAGTGGATACCGAAGAAGTCCTTGATGCCGCCTACCACACTAGAAGCGAATCCACCGAGCTTTCCCAGGAGCCAGCCAGTAGCGTCTGAGATGCCACCCCACAGGCCCTGGATGAGCTGAAGGCCAGCAGCCGCGAGCTGAGGCACAGCGCCCACGATAGCGCCTATGATACCAGTGATGATCTGAGGAATAGCGCCGACAATGCCACCGAGGATAGCTGGCATGTTGGATACCAAGGCCACAAGCAACTGGATACCGGCGCTGATGAGCATCGGGATGGAACCCACGAGAGCGCTGATAAGACCGGTGATGATTTGTGGGATAGCAGCGACGATTGTGGTGATGATCTCAGGCAGTGCACCGATAAGCGCTACGAACAGCTCGATTCCACCTTCGATGAGCTGAGGTATAGCACCCAGCACTCCATCCAAGATAGCGGTGAAGATAGCCGGTAGAGCTGTGACGATACTGGTGATGATGGTGGGCATTGCTGTCACCAGTGCGCTCAGCAGTGCGATACCGGCTGCCACGAGCTGAGGTATGGCGCTTGTGATTGCACCGATGATTGACGTTATGATCTGAGGCAATGCAGCCAGGAGCGACGTGATGACAGTGGGGATAGCTTCCACCAGCGAGAGGAATAGCTGGATAGCTGCATCCAGAAGCATGGGGATGGCACCTGTCACAAAGGTTATGATCTGGTGAATGAGCTCCGGCAGGTATTCAATTAGCACCGGGATAGCCTCCAGGAGGCCGTCAGCTAATGCCATGATGAGCTGGATACCCACGTCAAGCAGCATGGGAAGGTTTGACAGGATGCCCTCGGCGATACCAGTGAGCATGAATGCCAGCAACGGCAGGAGACCGGGTATGGCCTGCACAAGTCCTTCACCCAGCGCGATAACCGCCTTCATACCGGCGTCGACGAGCTGAGGGAGCATGCCTGCGAGGCTGGTGACCAAGCCTACCAAGCCAGGAACCAAGGCCGTGATGAGGCTAGGGAGAGACTGCGTGATGCCAGTGAGGAGACCACCGATGAGCGCCACGCCTGCGTCAAGCAATGCAGGGATAGCACTGGCCACGGCTCCCACAAGGCCAGACATCATTTCGCCGAGCTTGGGTCCAAGGGTAGCAATGTTAGACCCGAGGTTTTCAATGATAGGCTGGACGTTAGTGATAACCTGCTCGAGCGAATCAATAACGTTACCGGCCAGCGTGGCCACATCAGAGTCAGCGCTGCCAAGTCCCGTCAAGAGGTTAGCGAATGCGCCCTGCATGGTGGCGACAGAGCCGGAGATGGTGGTAGAAGCCTCGAGGGCGGTGGTTCCGGTAATGCCCATTTCATCTTGGACGGCACCGATAGCCGCGATGATCTGGTCGTACGATACATCGTTGATGTTAGCAGCAGTGGCCGTGAACGAATCACCCATGACACCTGACTCATTGACGAGTCGTGCCATTTCGGAAGCGGTACCACCGTAACCAAGCTTGAGGTTATCAAGCATGGTGAAGTTTTGTTTGGCGAAGCCTTGGTAGGCATTCTGGATCTCGCCAATGTTAGAGCCGAACTTATTAGCGTTGTCCGACATGTCAATGATGGCCCGGTTAGCCACCTCTCCGGCCTTTTCGGTGTCACCACCGAGGCCCTGGAGAAGTGATGCCGAGAACGAAGTAACCTGCGACATGTAGTCGTTGGCACTTAGTCCGGCTGTCTTATACGCTTCACCAGCGTACTTCTCCATCTTGCCAGCGGAATCCCCGAACAGGGTCTCAATACCGCCGATGTTCTGCTCGTACGCTGCATAGGCACCCAGCACACCAGTGGTGAGAGCGCCACCAGCAGCGACAGCAGCCAGTGAGAAGCCGACCAGTGCTTTACCAGCACCGGCCAGCCCACCACTGACCATACCGCCAAGCTTGGAGTCAGCCGAGCTGGCACCGCTTCCGATGTCACCGAGGCCCTTCTGGACGCTATCGGCACCATCTAGTGAGACTTTGATCTTCACATTATTGTCTGCCATGCTGTCCTCCTTACTTGGTTAGTGTTCCGGCTGTGGAAGCGATTCGCCTTCACGTTGGCTAAGCCAGAATGTCCCCATCCGGGGGTCTGGACCGTTGCCCTTATTGTGCGATTCAATAGCCGACTTATTAGCCGTGTTCCACATTGTCTGACCCTCTGCGATGACTTGCTGAGCGGGGCATTCCATGGACCATGCTGTATAGTCTTCTACCGTTTCCTCACGGCCTAATCTTGAGTTGTGTAAGTGCTGGGATAGTGGTCTTCCACATCCTGGACACTTGGCCTCCTTCATATATTTCCACTGAGACAAGACCTCTAGGTCAAGTTCAGTCCAAGAGCCTGGATTACCCCCGTCAAGGAGGCGAACCGGAGGTAACCCAGACTCTAGGGCCAAGTCAAGCAGTAATGCTAAACGTGGCCCGATTTCGTAGGGCGGATGGAAACTTCGCCCCCCGAGTTCTGCCAGGACATGAACGCCTGCACGACCTGATGCAGAGCACCGCCCGGCAGAATTCCTTTGACGCCCTTAGAACTCAAGAGCGCGCCGTCTGTGGAGAGAGGAGTGGCATCCTCAAGTGTGTTACCATCTTCGTCTACGGGGTCAATTCCGTACACGCCGATGAACGTGGTAGGCAGTACCTTTTCGTACTGGTCGATGGGCGTGAGATTGGTCTGCTTTACCAGCAGTGCCCACTCCCCGAGGTCGAGTTTGCGGTACTGCACCCAGACGGAATTCGCCTTGGGCTTGGTCTCGGCCACACGTGCTTCAAGGTCGGCAAGGTTATCCGCGAGGAACCCCTGCCCACCAGTGAATGCCTTCATGGCCTTGGCCTGTGCAAGTTCCTTCTTTGCATCCTCGTAGTCCTGGGAGTAGGTGCCTCCCATGTCTACCTCCAGAGTCAGGATCGACTTGCGTCGTGACTCTACCGCTGCCTGTAGTTCTTCGTAACTGTTGAATGCCATTTCTTCTTCTCCTTGGTCAGTTGGTTAGGTGTGGCCCGGTCAGGCTACGACTGCGACGGCAGTGGCACTTCGCCCCTGGACCGTGATGTGTGCGGTGATGCCGACGAACGTGTTGTTTGCCTCGAGAGGGTCGATGGAGGTCACGATAACCTTCCATACCCAGACGAGCTGGCCTGCCGCGATTGCTTCCACGTGGTCAACGCCATCACGACGCCACACGTAGACAACGTCGCCGATGCTGAGACCGGCGATGAGGTCAGCGTCATCCTGCCCTGTGCCCTTGATGACGAGGTCATCGATGGTGTGGGTGGTGCTGCCAGGAAGGTTCTCGCTGGAGGGGTCACAGAGCCAGTCGACGGTCGTGCTGTCGGTGCTCGAGGTTCCGTTGAACGTCTGGATGGAGCAGTCCAGGCCGATGCCTGCACCGAATTCCGCGACGGAAGGTGCTTCCAGGTCAACGACCACAGGCGCGACGCCTACAGCAACGTTTCCCCGGCTGATCTGTGTGGAGGGATTCCACTGAACGAGAGGTGCCATTGTCTTACCTTTCTACTTGGTATCCGTGGATACCTCGGAAGAGGCCCCATCGGTCTTGTGTGTGGCCTTGGCCGGAGTTTCCGGCTTGCGCTTCGGCTGAAAGCCAAGCACCGTTTCACCGGGGTTCAGGGCACGAACTTTCGTGTGCACCTTTCCGTTGAAATTCTTTTCGGAGATGGCGTAACGAACGCCGGACTCCTTGTGGTCTACTACTATGCCACGAGACATTAGATACCTCCTTGGTTGAGTTGGACGGTCACTTGGGATTCATAGTGGCCTTCGACTTGGGCACCTGCATAGCCCATAGACGTTGAGAGTGTGGTGCTGCCTACACGTGCGCCCTGGAGGGTACGCATGAGCTCCACGGCCAGATTCATAGACGCTTCCGCACTTGCACCGCAAGCGTAGAGGGTGGTCTGGTAATCCCAGCCGACTGCGTCTCCGCTAAGAGCCGTATCCACCGTTCCGACAATAAGTGGTCGGTGAACCGCATACGGGAGCTGAGCTCCTGTGGGTGCGTAGCCAGTGTGAATGGGAAGACCTGCCACTGACACCAGCGCGCTAATGTCCGTCAATGCGCTCATGATAGACCAAGGTCTCTCAGCAATTTACCTTGATTCATAGCGCCCTGGAGTTTCTTAGCAGCGGTGATATGAAACGGCCGAGCAGCCATCCGGCTT